ATGATATTTTTGCATAATATCTCGCATCACCGCACAATCTTCATATCTTTCCTCTTCCTGCGCTTTTCTGAACACAGAAACAAAAACGTATCGCCCATAATCAAACAATATAGACTCAAACTTATTCATACCACCGTTTTTATACCCGAAAACAAAGCATTTCTACTGTTTTTATGCTATTTTTCAAGTGTTTTATGCCACAAATATAGCTTATTTTCTACATAATTACCATATAAATACTATTATTTTCTACTTAAAATGCCGAGATAAAGACGCTGTTTTATCAGGCCTCGAACAAACCCTACCTTATTTAAGGGGCAAAGATCTCGCGGATGTATTAATGAAAATAGCCGATTTACAACAGATGAAGAAGGACGAAAATACAGAAGAAGAGGAAACAGTACATTATTATCTACCTTTGCAATGTTATAGATGTAGCCTTTTTATAGCTGATCGAGCAAAGCGGAAAGCAGAAGAAGCGGAAAAGCCGGATTATATTTAATATTATAGGTATAATATAAGGAGAATTAAGGCAAAGCGCGGCTTTTCTCCTTCTTTGCTGGTCAACTGGATAATGAAAGCAGGGAGGGCACCCCCCCCCGCTACCCAAGACACCAAGCATGTTTCAATCCCGGTCAAGATTTTTATTTTTTTTCTTTTTTGGAGTCAATAATGGATGTTTTTAAGGCTTTTCCAATGATAAATTACAAAAGTGAATGTCTGATGTATAGTTTTACTTCTGAAAATGTATAGTATATGTATGGTTTACTTCATAACTATACATGTGTAAATCATTCATTATTAAGTCAATGGAAATTTAATGTATAGTATGTATAGTTTATATGTAAATTGCGTATGGGAAAAAAATATATATAATGGTTTGCATAAAAAACTATACATACTATGCACTATTTTTCCATTGATTTGTATTTCAATATGTTATATATGTATAGTTGCCTTTAAAACCCTACATAAACCATACATATCAGAGAGAATGCTCCATCTGTATTTCCTATTGAAATAGAGTAGTTATCCTTTGTTTATCAATATTTTGCGATTATTGGTCTTCAATGATGCAACGAATAAAAACATGGCAAAAAGACTTCAAAAAAAACGTGTCTATTCTATATTTTAAGTAGAAAATAATAGTATTTATATGGTAATTATGTAGAAAATAAGCTATATTTGTGGCATAAAACACTTGAAAAATAGCATAAAAACAGTAGAAATGCTTTGTTTTCGGGTATAAAAACGGTGGTATGAATAAGTTTGAGTCTATATTGTTTGATTATGGGCGATACGTTTTTGTTTCTGTGTTCAGAAAAGCGCAGGAAGAGGAAAGATATGAAGATTGTGCGGTGATGCGAGATATTATGCAAAAATATCATATACCTTGTGACACATCTTTAGAGGACTGGCGTACTGATTTGTGGCGATTTGGATATTCAGGAGATGTTGCTATAAATAATCTGTCAGTATATATGGTTGAGGCCTTAACCCGTGCCGGGTATTCAAATTCATAGATTGTACATGGAGAAGGGAAAGTATAGGAAGTTGTTAAATGAGGTCTTCGGGCTTATGAAAGGCGAGAAACTGGATGCCGCCTTACAAGAGTCCAAAAGTGCAGCGCGTGTTGACGCTGTGCAGGACTTGATGCGTGCAGCCATTATACGATCTTCGATTTGTAAGTTCAATGGTACGCCTTACTATTTCAGTGGCCGAATATATGAAGAGATGGCATGGGATGATTTTGGCAATCTGATATATGACTTGATGCGTAAATGCAAAATGCCCAATGGTGATTATTCCCGTGTGGAGGGTGTACTGAAAGTCTGTAAGCGTGTGGTGGCAGGAAAAGCCTTGAAGCCTGATAATGCCATTGTGGTGTTCAATAACTGTGTGTTTGATATGAATGCTCGCCGTGCACATTCTTTCAACCGCCGTTGGGTACAGACTACATGTGTTCCCTATGACTACAAGCCGGAAGAGCATGTCTTTCTTTGGAGAATGTTCCTGGATGAAGTTTTGCCGGACAAAAACATGCAAAAAGTTTTGCAGGAGTTTCTTGGAAGTATTTTTGTTGACCGGCGTGTGGCGAAAATGGAAACTATGCTTGTTCTTCGTGGCTCCGGCTCCAATGGCAAAAGTGTAGTCTTTGAAACGATCATGGGCATACTTGGCCGGGAGAATGTCAGCAATTTCGGCATAGGTGCATTGATTACTGGAAATGAGAGAAAAAAAAATATCGCTTTCATTAATGGCAAGCGGTTGAACTACTGTTCTGAAATACAAGCGTTAGAGTTTGGTAAGGATAGTGACACGTTGAAGAGCCTTATCAGTGGTGAACCTACCGAAGCCCGGCCTATCTATGGCGATAACTTCACTGCTTACAATATTCCTCTGCTTATGGCAAATGCCAACCAAATGCCGTATTTGAAAGACTGGAGCTATGGAATGAGGCGGCGTATTTGCATTATTCCCTTTGAGGTGGAGATACCCAAAGCCCGGCAGAAAAAAGAACTGTCACGGGATTTGGAAGCCGAATACCCGGCTATATTCAATTGGATATTGGAAGGACGTGACCGTTTTATCGCCAATGGTTATAAGTTGACAGACAGTAAGGAGCTTGAAAATGTCATGGATGAATATCAGTCGGAAAGTAGTACCGTAATGAAGTTCATGTATCAAATGAACTATCTGTGCCGCTATGAGGAAATTGCCGATATTGAACCCAAATGGATGTCTTCGGCCATTCTGTACCGGAAATATTGCAAATGGTGTAGGGACAATAATGCCAAAGAAGAGAATGTGACAGTATTCGGACGTATTCTTTCGGAAGCCGGTTATCGTAAAAAAAGAACCCCGAATGGTCAGGTGTATGGTTTGTATGGAACAGCCTTGACGGAAAAACTCTATTATGAGAAACGGGAAGACCTACGGGGTAACTATAAGCAAAGGATCGCTAAACCGGTTTATCAAGATGGCAAACGATACGCTTATACCCATGAAGGGCTTGCGGCCTGCTTGTCATTGAGCATTTATCAAGTCCAGCGTTTGTTCCGGGAGAAGAAACTGGAGGGGACGTACCACATGGAGAAGAGAACAACTGTTTTTGACTTGGACGCTGTGGAGAAGATTATCAAACAATTAAAAATAAGAACCAAATAGTATGATCGCACCGGATGAATTTGCAGAGGTTATTGAAAAAATAGATAACCTACGGGGAGCATTGGAAATCCCTATGCCAGCTGGATTTCATGTAAATCAAATGAAGCGTGAGCTTGAAGAAGTATCAGACAAATTAAAACGGATTTACGTTGAGGAAGAAGACGAAAATCCATGGGAGGAATAAGCATGGCAGTAAAATTTAGACACAAGGAAACGGGATTGTTCTTTTGCAGGGCAAAGGGATTATCCCCTTCAAGAAGAGATTATGACAAACTTGGAGAAGAAGGTATTTTTAGGAAAAGGCATTTGTCTAAGCGAGGAAGAATCTACGAAAGCGCAACTGAAAATCAGAAACGGGATTGGATTGGTAAGAAACATGCAGATGAATTTGAAATAGTAAAAGTATGAAAAATATGAATCACATAGAGTTAAGTGTTGAGCTGATGTCTATTCTTCGGGCCTTGAACTATTCATGTGAATTGAAGACAATAGAAGGTAAGAGCATTGTAATGGATATAGCAGTGCAAGGAGAATTGTCTGTCAGACACCAAAAAATGATTGAAATGCTTCTTGGTGGATTTCTCTCTGAATTTTATTGGGTAAATGGGAAGCATCATATTTATATCAGAGAAGAGTGCAAAGGGCTTCTTCCTGATGATGATAGGTATAGTTGCTTGATTTATGAAATGAATAAAGTATCATCGGATGAAGAACGTATAAACTCTTACGGTAAGGAATACTTTTTTAATCTTGGAGATAGATTTGAACGTAAATTAAAAATAGGATTATGAGCAAAAAAACAAATGGTATTCAGGTAGGTAACTTTATTGTTACGAGGGATAATGGTAGTGAACATGACTGGATCAGTATTAAGGCAGTGTCAGGTTTTTGGAGTATGCGTTTTCGGGATGATAACGGAATGTTTTCCCGGATTCGGGAGTTAACCAACAATAAGGAACTTCGTGAATATTTGGAAACATGGATCAAAGTATGTTTCCTTATTAGTAATGCAACCCCTGACGTTAAGTTTATGGAAGAGTTTTTTAAAAGCTATTCTGATCTTACCGAACGGCTACGAGGCTTGCAGCAACCAGTATCACCGGAAGATGATGCCAAGATACTGGAAGAAGAGAGAAACATGAATAGTATCAAGGAAGGTATTAAGGAGGAACATAAAAATGAGGGTACCGACTGATAAGGAAATTGAAGAGGCCAAAGAATACCTCCGTCAACGTCTGGATGCGGAGCTATCCATGCGTACCAATCTTCAAATTGTAATGATCGAGGCGGCAAAGCAAATTATAGATATTTCATACCGGTACAAGATCAGCCCTGAACTATTCCGTTTTTCAGCAAACAGACAGTTGCAGGAGGAAGTGGATGCCATTATTTTATCCCTTCTTGAAATAATTGAAGACTATACTTATACTTTGGCAGTAGCGACACATGAGGATAATAAGGATGCAATCATAACATGTATAACGCGAGAATCATACGGCAAAACCTTCACACAACGTGCAAGAGAATATGTTGACCGGTTTTCAAAGGAGGTTGAAACGGCCATTGCCGCCGGATTACTACTGAACCTTTCCGAAGACAAATTACTTTCATCTATCAGGCAGTCGGTAAAAACGCCATTGCTTAATGAGCATGTACAGAGAGCTATTTCAAAGGGTTATCCGATTATTTCAAGACTCGGTGTTCAGGAGTCTTTTGGAGTAGGACGTACTGTAAGCTCTTGGACTGCACTGTCAGATTTGACGGAGTATGCTGTGGCAGAGGGTTGGATGAGGATAAGAAAAACTATTTGGACTGGGCCAAGCGAGGCCTGCTGACAATTTCGCCAGGTAACGAAAACGATTATTCTCTCATTACCCAGTGGTTTGTTGATTTGTATAAAAAATATGGCATTCGGCCATACAGGATCGGTTTGGACCGTTGGGGTGCCAACTATCTGAAGAATGACTTAGATAGGTACTACGATGCAGAAAAAATACTCTTTAATAAATACAACATCTCCAACCCGATGAAGCTGGCCGAAGCAGATTTCCGCAGTCATTCAATCAACTATAACGAGCATGAGATTACCCGCTGGTGCCTGGGCAATACCGGCGTGGTTGTCGATAACCTCGGCCTGGTGATGCCAGTTAAGATGCAGCCGACCAAACGCATTGACGGTGCAGCGGTATTACTGCTTTGCTATTACATGTATAATACCTACCGCACCGAATACCTCCAGCTGATCAAATGACAGAAGCAGGTGATATGATGACATTCAAGATTCCTCCGGAGGTCTGGGAACAGTTGCGACGGCACTCCAAAGCTACCGAAAACACTTTAAGAAAACTGGGCAGAAACATCAAAAGAGCAGCCCTTGCAATCGCAAGGGGCTTTTTCTTAATTCTCGACGACCTGCTTCTGATCGCCGGAATCGCCCTGATTACCCGGGGCGTGTTTTTTATTTATCCGCCGGCAGGATACATGGTACTGGGGCTATGCCTATGGGGGCTGGCGTACCTGGTGGCAAAGAAACGCCAAGCAGGCGGAAGGCGGTGATTAGTGGATGCTGCTTAACAGTATAGTCGGTGCAAGTAAGCCAGACAGGCGCTATGTTTACGCCAAGATGTTGGACGGCTCCATGCCAGTCTACTCTACTACCCGCGATGTGTACGCCTATGACATCGTCCAGATGGCGATAGATTGCATCGCTGTTGAAATCAGTAAGCTGCAGCCCAGACATATCAGGACTAGCGCCGACGGCAAGCAGGCGACTGTAAACAGTGCCATTAACCGTCTGTTTGAAATTGCACCCAATGATCTAATGACTACCAGGGACTTTTTAGAAAAGGTCATTTGGCTGCTTTATTACAATTATATTACTTTTATTCTCGTCCTCATGATGAGATACCTAGTGATATTCTTGACGTTCTTTTAAATCTTCAAAGTACTTTTGAGTTGTCTAAACATTGTATGCATCCTGAAGATTTTTCTGCCTTACATAATGTTTTGTATGCTTCCAAACGTTTTGTTTCCGCTGCTGATTC